CGGGTCTGCGGCGTAGGCCACCTTGGGGCTGGATCAGCACATTGGTGGCCTTGGCCAGCGCATTGCCGTAAGCGGCCAAGTCAACCCGCGCACGCAGCAAAGGGTCAAGCTCGCCTGTCGCAAAGTTAGTGGTGAACTCTACAAAGCGTGGCATCAGTTCCTCACCGCAATCAAGCTGTAGTCTTCGATGATGCGCACCGGGTTGTTCTGGCCATCAATTTGCATGGCTTGGCGCAGGTAGCCACCACGGCCATTCTCTGACGGGTCGCCAGTGGCCACACGCTGCCATCTGGCCGACTTGTCTTGCTGCTCAGTGATGGTTTCAGCAATGTGCCAAGCCACCATGTACTTGAGCAGCTGGACAAAGTATTGTGGCATCGCGTACTCAGGCACGCTGAATTGGTAGTCAATGTAGACGCTGGTCAGGTTGGTGAGCAGCTTGTCGCCTTGGATCTCCCAGTCCTTTTGCACTGGGCTGCCAGAGTTGGCGCTGTTGTACACAGCACGCGGGTTGGCTAGTTTGTCGCCCGGCAGCTGATATTCGTAGCGCCAGACAGTTGTTGGGGTGGTGATGAGCTGAGCCAGCTGCACCTTCTTCATGCCAAATGACCACGGGTACATAACCAGTGTGGAGTCGCGGATGTCTGGGTAGAGTCGGTCGCACACGCTTGACTCGTCAGTGCCGTCGTTAAAAGACGAAATAGCCTTGGCTCCAATCAAGAGCAAGGCATCAGAACATATCGATACACCAGTGTCACCAGCAGCCATTTGAACCTCTCAATGTGAGAAGGGCCAGCCTCCGAGAATCCCCAGAAGCTGGCCCAGTTGACTGACCACCAATTAGTCGGTGTCAGTTGCGCTCACGGTGGTGCCGTCAGCAATGTCAACCACACCAGCTGAAGACACGGCATTGACGTAAGTCAACACCAAGCTAGGGGTAGTGGAGTCATAGACAAAGATGATGTCACCGACCTTCAACAGCGATGCAATGCTGTCGAAGTAGCTCACGGTGTTAACCGTGGCTTGGGTATCTGCGGTTTTGTACAGATACATGCTGGGTGCGTTGCCAGATTTGGCAGCGCATACGGTCACAAGACCAGTGCTTGAAAATGCCATGTCAGTCTCCTAGATTAAGTTTCACGGCAGGTGATCTTGACGATACCTTCATCGTCAATGGCAACAGCGCCAGCACTGAAGACCTCGTTCACCAACCAAGAAGTTTTCTCGGCGATGTAGTTGATCTCGGTACGCATGGCGATACCTTCACCGTAGCCCACGGCATCCTTGTGGAATGCAAAGCAGCTGCGATCAAGTGATCCGTCAATAGCCAAACCACCTTCAGAGCGGTCACCCAAAACATGGAATGTGAATCCCAAGTATGTATTGAGCTCGCCTTGCACCAATGCTTTCACACTGTTGAAGTCGGAGCTAGTCACGCTGGTTTCAGACAGCAAGTTGGCCAAGCCATTTGCATGAATGATGATGTGACGGCCATCAGGTGGAACATTGTTTTTGTCCATTAAGCGCTTGGCTTCGCGCAGCTTGGTAATGTTCATGTTGGTGTTTGAACCACCAATGCTGTTAGCCACGGTCAAGCTGGTGCTGGATGCGGTAAGTGCGTCCAGAATCATTTGATCTTGGCGACGGCCCATAGCGCCAGCAACAACTTGCACCAATTCTTGGCGCTCATCGAAGTTGACCTTGGCTTGGCTGAAGATGTCGCTGTACTCTGCAGCGTTGTAGTCAGCCAATGTCAAAGTGACAGAGCTGAAGCCAACATTTAGAGGGGTGACATCGGATTGGGGTACGCGAATAGTCGCAACACCCTTGCCCACTTTGGGGAACTTAACAGTTGAACCTTCGACTCCACGACGCTGGCGAACCGCCGGAACCAACATTGCCTTACCTTGGTAGGCTTGTTTGACTTCCGCGTCGAAGAGAGTAACGAAGGCATTGCTTAAAGAAATGCTCATTTGAATACCTCATTCGGTTGTTGAAAAAACAGGGTTCTCGCGCCGGTAAGCCTGATAGTCAGGGCCGAATGCTTGCTAGTATCGCCAGCCAGTCGTCAGCATCCACTGCGGTAAGGGTCGGTTGCCCGGTGGGCCTTGGCCGGATTGTATGACTTTTTTGCCACAACGCAATAGGTAGGTTTGGATGTTGCACAAAAAAGACCCAGCCGAAGCTGGGTCAAAGGGCAACTGCTTGCCTTGGAGAGATTATTTAAAACTTGCGTGAAACATCTTTTCGACCTTAGTGCGGTAGCCGGGGTCGGTCTTGTAGCGTGGATCGTTGACCATTTGATAGAGCTCGTCCTTGCTGGGTGCGCCTTCAAGCGGTGCACTCTGGGTTGGCACTCTGCCCTCATAGGCTTCGCGCACCTTCATCAGCGCGGTGATGCCGCGAGCGGTGCCGCCCATGATTTTGAACTCTTCAAAGTCATCCTTTGACCAGACACCCTTGTTGACCAAGCCGCGAGCCCAGTCCACCATACCATTGACGATTGCGCCACCGTTGGGGCCCAGCTGCTTCATCTCGGCTGCCGGGTCAACCATGTCGCCTTGCATCAACTCACGCGCTTGGGTTTGCAGGTTGCCTACCAAGTCATCAAATGCGGCCTGCGACAGGCTGTTGTCCTTTGCCCATGTGGCCAAGGTAGACGCAATGGGGTTGGCTTCAGCCTCTTCGCCGAAGGCCTTGAGGTCGTACTTGCCGTCTGCTGGCGCTTTGTGCTTGCCTTGGCTGATTTGCTTGCGCAGATCCGACCAGGATTTTGCAATGCCTTCTAGGTCGGGCTCGTTGGAGTCTTTCTTCCAGAAGTTTTCTGGCCAGAAGTCTGGCCGTTCTAGGGGATCGTCCTCGCCTGTTGGCGCTGAACTGGTCGCCGCAGTTGTGTCAGATCGGTGGTCAATCTCTACGGCTTGGGGATTGGTCGGGGTGGTTTGGTCGCTCACTTGCACGTTGTCAAGTAGGCCGGTTCCACCGGGCTCGACGGTTGCTGTGTCTGTCATAGTTTCCTTGCTTGTTGAATCCGCACCTCAATGTCCCTCACCACCGTCCTCTGCCCTTCGGCAAAGAAGGCGTGTGAAGGGTCTGTGCCCGGCACGGCAATGGGCACATTCACATACATGAGCTGCAACCACTGCAGCAGCTTTTGGCCATCTTCAGAGCTGAACACCCGCAGGGTCAGTCGGGCCAGATCCTCGCGCTTTTGATCAACCTCGCGGATATCGCTTGGCTGGCCAATGGCTTCTAGTTCTTCCCAGCTCATTTTTCGGGAGCTTCCATCATTTCGTCTTCATCAGCAAATGGGGACATGCCAGACTTGATGCGCATCTTGGCGTGTTCATAGGCCTTGTCCATGATGGATGGCGGCATATTCGTGAAGAATGATTTACTCTCCACATCTGTGCTCAATAAGTAATTCAGCTCTTTTTTGGTCAGGGTTGGGACAATTAAAGGTATTTCCAACTCCTTGCCGTCCATGCCAACGCCCACAGATATCTCTGTTGACACATCGCCATTGGATCTCTTTAGCTCGCCAAAGTAACCCATGCCTTTTTTCTCGCCGTCTGGTCGGTTTCCATAATCCATCACATTGCTCCTTCTGGTGCGGGTAGGGCTTGCATGCCAGCACCAGCTTGGGCCTGCATGGCCATAGCTTGTGCAATTGCTTGCTGCTGTTGCTGATTTCTCATCTCTTCCATGAGCACGGCACGCTCGGCTGCGGTGTTGCGCACGGCTGCAGGCACACCCAGCTTGTCGGCCAGATAGTCAACCAGAATGTCGGTCTTGATGACCAGCTGGCCATCAGTACCCAAGCTCTGAGCGATCTGCATGTACTGCATGATTGAGTTGACCTCTTCCATGTTTTGCGCCATGGCCAGCGGCGCCACTGGGGTGACCTTGACTTCCAAGCCATTGACCCGCAGCGGCATGTCAATCAAGCCACGCTCGTCCATCACTTCCAAGATCTTGGCGGTGACGGGGATCATGGTTTCGTTGATCAAGCGGCCAAAGGCAGAGCCAAGGTTCTGAGCCAGCTCCTTCATGCGCTCGACAATCTCGGTAGCCGACCGTGCAGACATGTTGTCTGGCGGCAGCGACTCATCCAGCAAGATCCGCTTAATGCTTGCCGTCATGTCGTTGATCACCAGCTGGCTCACGTTGAAGTCGCCAGAGCGGGGCAGGGCCAGCAGGGCTGGGCCTTGTGAGCCACCATTGCGTGCCACTGGGATGATGGCCCCCGGCGTAATCTTGACCGTGTTGGGGTTGAGCACACCATCATCTGCAGCGGTGTAGACCCCAGCCACGGCCAGCGATGCGTTCTTGAGTAGCAACTCTTTGACCTTGTTCAGCGTCTTGATGTCTGGCAGGGCAGTCATCAATGGGCCACGGCCATAGATCTCACCGGCCACCTTCATGTATCGGCTGATCACCCATGGGCTCATCTTGCGACGGCGATAGACCAGCTCTTCCTTGGACACCTTGTCAATAACGTGGTAACAGTAGTCGCCGCGCTTGTGATCGTAGATGGTGGCTTCTAGCAACTCAATGTCATCGGTCGGCTTGTTCTCAATGCGGCGCTGCATGTCTTGAGGAATCTCGGCATCTGGCCACTGGCGCTGGATGGACTCACCCTTCATGCGCATGCGGCGGTAGACGTTGTCCACTTGGCCGTTGGCACCTTCCTCGTAGCTCACCAAGAACAGGGGCACGGGAATAAAGTTGAGCGGCTGCACATCGTCGCCGGGCTGCACCATCATGCAGGCGGTGCCGACCGCCAGATCCAGCAAGAACTCGCCCATGGCGATGTCAAAGTTGGACTGGTTCAGCATGGTGAACATCTTGTCTTGGTAGACCTCAAGCACGGCCTGCGCTTGCTGCCTGCGATCAGCGGGAATATCTGAGCCAGCTTCCAGCTTGGCCCACTTGCGCTGTGGAGGAAAGACGACAGACTGCAGCCGGTTGGCAAAGCGCTGGGTGGAGTTGATGGCGGTCGAGTCAAACACACGCTGCATCTTCTTGGAGCCAACTGCGCCACCTTCCCACACACCGTATAGCTGGCGCTGGGGCAAGGCAAATTCGTAGGCATCTTGGTACAGCTGCTGGAATTCATCCTTCTTGGCTTGGGCGGCGGTTTGCCGTTTCAAGATCTGCTCTGGGGTCAGACGCATGCCGCCAGACGGGTTATTTTTTTCGTATTCCATCATCAATCCTTTTGCAATTCGTACTTCTCCAACATGTTGCGGCCTTTGGCTGCCAGCCTTGCAGCTGCGCCAGCTGTGCGCGGCACCGGCTCACCCCACGCATTGGCTGCCAGCGCCAGCCGGGTGGGCTCGCCCTTGTCATCCACCAGTGGGCCGCTTGGGTTGGTGTAGAAACGGGTAAGGAACGATCCTTTGCGACGCAGTGCTTGGCCTACTGGGCTCTTGTCTTTGACACCCGGCTGCAGGTTGCCGCTTTCACCAGAGCTCTCAAACTTGCGCCGACCGGCTTCGGTCAGGCCGCCCTCTGGATCCTTGTACTTGCTCACTTCTTTTCTCGCGCCGCAGCCATGTTGTCAACCAAGTTGGGATAAGGTCGGCCAGCCTTGGCAGCGCGGCGCATGGCGTTGCGCTTCTCAGCTGACGACATCTCCTTTGGCTTGCCAAGATCTTTTGGCCGGGGCTTGTCCCAGACTTCTTTCATTTTTTGTCCTTACTCATGCCTGCCTTGGACATGGCGATGGCCACGGCTTGCTTTTGGCTTGTGACCTTGTCGCCACTTGAGCTCTTGAGCTTGCCAGCCTTGTATTCGCGCATGGTCTTGGCGACCTTGTCTTTCATCTTGCTTGATTTGTCGTCATAGTGTCCGGGCATTATTCAGCTCCTCTTAACATTGGTCTGGTTATCTTGCGGGAAACGGCACCGCGCCTTGCGGCCTTGCGCTCGCCCACCTCTCG